ATATTCGTCTATACTTTGCTAAAACTCGTAACTTTAAAACGTTTTTGGTTCTTGATGCTGTTGGTGATTTTATGGTTGTTGACTCGTCAATAGCCATCAGGGCCGAATGGGCCAGTAAAAACCTCTCCGCTATCCTCACTCCTTTCTTCGTGCTGAATGCCTCAATGTTCATCAAAAAAATAACCAGATCCTCATTATGAATGAACAGTTTTTTTAATTCTCCCTGCTGTTTTTTCGTTTCAGCGGGCGACCACATGATGATTTGATATAAAACATGCTCCGGCATGTGAATGGGCAGTTCCTGCCGTTCCCAGTTATGGTACACGCCCTTCGGCGCGACAATAAGAGCGGCATTAATCTTACCCCTGTCATAAAGCATGGCTATATTGTCAATTAACACCTTTGATTTTCCCGTCCCCATCTCCATGAACAAGGCGAAATTCTCCTTCTTATGGGACGCACCCAACGCAGTGAGCTGATGCTCGTAAGGCTCTGTTTTAAATTTATAGTCCATTCTTTATTTCTTAATTGTTAAATAGTGCTTGCCAAAGGGTTTGTCAATAGCTATATAAGACAAACGAAGGAGAAAGAATGACAGTATACGTTGTGCAGGAAGTAAAAGGCAGAAACATATTAAGTGCGGAAAAGTTTGGCACTTTGGAGCTGTTACTTCCGGAGGGGTCCCAACTTGTCTTGAGCGCCGGACCAACCGTAAAAAGACTGAGATACAAACTGAGAAATTTTAATGATGATGATTACTTATTATTAATAGGTGATCCGTCCGCCATTGGCGTTGCCTGCGCCATAGCTGCGACAAATAACCGCGGACAATTTAAATGCTTGAAATGGGATAAAAGAGAGTATAAATACTATCCCGTAGAAGTTAATCTAAACGAGAGAGGAGAAATTGATGAATAACTTATTGGATAAAATGGAGAGTGATGTAAGAAAGCCAACCATTGGTGACAACTCTCTTAAGGAAATGGCTGACCTATGCGCGGAACAAGTTGCATTGGAAGAGGAAATGGAACAATTGGCGGAACAGCTAAAGGCAAAAGCAACAGCCGCCAGAAAATTATCACAAGAAATTATTCCCGCGAGAATGTCGGAATTAGGATTGGAGAGTTTAACATTATCAGATGGCTCGTCCATTAAGATTAAACAACTGGTTCATGCGTCCATTCCTGTAAAATACAGGGAAGAAGCTTTTAAATGGCTTCGTGAACATGGACACGGGGATATTATAAAGAATCAAGTTTCCGCAACGTTCGGAAAAGGTGAGGATGATCTAGCATCTAACTTTATTGACAGGATAGAAGAGTTAGGATATAACATCCAACCTCAACAGAAGGTCTGGGTTGAACCCATGACCTTGAAAGCGTTTGTTCGTGAGCAGATTGCTAATGGTAGTGAGTTACCCACGGATAAATTCGGAGTCTTTATTGGCGCCGAAACAAAAATTAGTAAAACGTAAAAAGGAGGCCTATATGGCAAATGCAAATGTTGCAAAGAAAGAAGAAACATTACCAGCATTAAACCTTTCAGTGATGGAACAGGACGCAAGTAGCGGACTGGAAAATATCCATCAAGAGGATTTAGCAACACCTCGTTTAAAAGTGTTAATGCAATTATCCCCAGAGATTGAGGATATAGAGGGTGCTAAAGCCGGCATGATCTACAATACAGTAACAAATGAACTGTATGACGGATTAGCGGGTATTAAGGTTCTGCCGTGCGCATATCAACGTCAATACGTTGAGTGGGCTGACAGGGGACAAGGATCGGGTGCACCGATTAATGTCTACGATGCAAGTAGCGATATTCTCGCTAAAACAACACGCGATGAAAATAATAAGGACCGCCTGGAAAACGGAAATTATATTGAAACGTGTGGCAATCACTTTATTCTTTTAGTAGAGGATAATGGAAATGCTACTCCCGCCGTTCTAACCATGAAAGCGACTCAATTGAAAAAAAGTCGTAAATGGAATTCAATGATGTTGAATCTCAAATTGAATGGCAAGAACGGATTATTCACGCCGCCATCTTACAGTCATTACTATCGTTTAAAAACGATAAAAGAGGGTAATGACAAGGGAAGCTGGTATGGCTGGGAAGTAAGCAGAGAGTCTCAGCTCGAGGATGCAAATCTCTATGCGATTGCAAAAGGATTTGCGGATAGCGTTACCAAAGGAGAGAGTAAAGTTAAATACGAAGAAGATAGTTCTACTTCATCTAACGATAAAGTCCCTTTTTAATTAACTGAGGGGCGCTTGTCGCCCCTTTTATTTTAGGAAATTATTATGGATAAAGTAGAAAAGTTTAAATCGATATTTAACGGATTGGATCGCGCCTATGGTCAATACAAAAGCGACGGATCAACAGCCAATGGGAAAGTCGGCGGTAAAGCTTTTATTATTAAAGAGCCTGTCACGGATAAATTATGGACGGACCATTTAGAAGGAAAAGATCCGAGCCTTGGCATCATTCCCATTCGCGATGATTCAACATGCTCATGGGGATGCATTGATATTGATACTTATCCTCTAGAATACGAAAAAATTATTGCTCGTATACGAGAATTAAAATTACCTTTAGTCATGTGCCGTTCTAAAAGTGGAGGAGCGCATGTATTTATTTTTCTAAAGGAACCCGTGCAAGCGAGACTTGTGCGTGATAAATTGGCGGAATGGTCAGCGGAGATAGGATATGCACATTGTGAAATTTTTCCAAAACAAATTGAAATTAAAGCCGATCGTGGAGACACTGGAAACTTTCTTAATTTACCCTATCACGGTGGTGATAATACTGGGCGATACGCTTTTAATGATGATGGGAGCGGTGCTTCATTGGATGAATTCTTCAAGTTATATGATACTTACGCGGTGGACCAAGAAACTTTGCTCTCTACTAAAGTCAAAAGAAAAAAAGAAATAAAAGAATTAGAAGACGGACCGCCATGCCTTGCCACGTTAATGTCGCAAGGAATTCCAGAAGGCGGAAGGGACAATACCCTATACCAGTATGCCGTATATGCCAAAAAAAAGTGGCCAAATGACTGGCAAACAAAGATTGATCAATTTAATCATGACTATATGAAGCCTCCTCTAGATTTTAGACAGGTTCAAAAAACAATTTTGCAGCATGATAAAAAAGACTACCAATATAAATGCAAAGACGAGCCTATGCGCGCTGTATGCCAATCAGAAGTGTGTCGTAGAAAAAAATATGGTATTGGAAATTTATTTGAAAGTCGATTTAGTGATTTAATAAAATATGAGAGTGATGATTCCATATGGTATTTAAATGTTGATGGGCGACATATTAGATTATCCAATGATGAATTTTATGACCAGCATAGATTTAGAAAAGCTTGTACAAACCAATTAACGCATTTACCAAGATTAATGAGAGCACGAGACTGGGAGGATATGCAACAGTCTTTAATAGAAAATGTAACTACTCATGTAATGCCAAAAGAAATTAGAAAAGAAGGACGCTTTGAAACTTTATTGAAGCAATTTCTTGATGATCAAGGAGCCGCTATGGTTATTGAGGAAGTTAATATGGGAAAGGCATTTTTTGAGGAGGGAAAAGCTTTTTTTAAAATGGAAGCTCTTCAAACTTTTTTGGATAAAAAAAGATTCAAGAATTTTAGCACAACTCAGATGACAGCAACTATTCGTCAACTGAATGGCGGTGACACGAGACGACCTGTAGATGGAACAACAACATTCATGTGGTGGATTCCTTACAAACGAAAAGAAGAAAAGTCCTTTGCGGTGCCAAACCTGGAAGAAAAGACGGTGTTTTAATGAGAGAAATAATATTCGGACCTCCTGGAACTGGCAAGACAACGCATCTGTTGCGTATTGTTGAAGAAGAATTAAAAAATAAAGTTTCCCCAAATCGTATTGGCTATTTTGCCTTTACGACAAAGGCATCCGAGGAAGCTCTCAAACGAGCCACAGACGATTTCAATTATAATGTTAAAGACTTTACCTATTTTAGAACACTGCATAGCTTAGCCTACAGGGAACTCAATCTGAAAGAGGAAGATGTCATGAACGATGATGACTATGCCTTTCTCTCCAACAAGTTGCAAATCAAGTTAAGCAATCCCAATAAAAAAATTAAATCATACGGCGCCGGCCTGCCCGATGACGTTTTCACGCGCATCATTGATCTCGCAAAAATTAACGGCATCACGGCGCACGAGCAGTTTGATAATCCAAATACCGGTCACTTGCCGGGAGGGTGGCTGAAGCTGGATTATATCGAACGCGCCATGCAAGAGTATAAGTTTGGTGGTAAATTTCCAAGGCGTAAATATGATTATACCGACATGCTGATTGAATTTAATAAAAAAAACATTGATACATTGCCGCAGTTTGACGTGGTCATTATTGATGAAGCACAGGACCTAAGCTGGTTACAATGGCAAATGGTCAAGCGCATTGCGGAGCGAACACAGCGCCTTTACATTGCGGGTGATGACGATCAAGCTATTTTTAAATGGGCGGGAGCACGTCCCGAATTCTTGATCAACATGAAAGGAACAAGAAAAATCCTAAATAAATCCTACCGTCTTCCTTTCTTAATTCACAAGAAAGCAAACAGTTTAATACGCCGTGTCAAGACGCGCGTTGAAAAAGAATGGTCGGCAAGAGACGCACAAGGTGAAATCAATTATTATCCAAGCGAGCAATTAAGTAAATTGATGCAAGGAGAGTGGCTTATTCTGGCTCGAAATAAATACAATCTCGATCTGTTGGAAGAAGAACTAAAGCTGGAGGGATATTACTATCAGCGCAATGGCTCAACATCGGTAGATGCAAAATCTATTCGTGCCATCAGAGCATGGGAAAAAATTAGGAAAGGCGGGGAACTGTCCTTAAAGGAAGTCAAGGATTTTTACTATTACATGCTCGTGGACAGGTCGGTGAATCGAGGGCACAAGACTATGCAGAAGGCTGACAGGGAAAAGCTCTATACCTACGACACACTGACCACGGAACATGGATTAAATGTCGACAATAACTTTCCGTGGTTTGAGGCATTCGACAGTATGCCGCGACTCAAGTCCACTTACATCCGGGCGGTCCTTCGTCGCGGTCAGAAAATTACTCATGATCCTCGCATTAAACTGTCAACGATTCACGGAGCCAAAGGTGGCGAGGCGGATAATGTTATGCTACTGACAGACTTGTCTAAAAAAACGGATGAATCGTATTGGTTAAATAAGGATGAAGAACGAAGAGTATTTTATGTCGGGATGACACGGGCAAAGCAAAGCTTGAATGTCATTCGATCAAAATCTAACAGAGAATTTACGGAGGCTTTTTGATGAACAAGCTGGTGCGAATAAAACTGACCGAGGAAGAAAAAACGTTGTTAAAGAAACTAAGGGATTCCATAAACCCCGATACCATTGCGGAATGGGGAAGAAATCAAATGCAGTCACATGTCAAGGATGACTACGATCCTCACCCCGAGGCTACAGGATATCTAGATAAAAAATGAGGAGCAGGGACTTATTAAAGGAAACAATCAAGGTCATAACGGGACCAAGGGAAAAAGATTATGGTGACAAATACAACAATCATGTTAACATATCAGAGTTATGGAGTAGTTATCTTGGGTATAAGATTTCACCCCATGATGTGGCAATATGCATGGCCCTCGTTAAAATAGCAAGGTTAAAACACAGGAGAACAAAGGATTGCTATATAGATATCGCGGGCTATGCGGCCATTGCTAGCGAGATTGAAAGCAAGAAATCAAAAAAAGATATTAGTTTTATGACGGAGGGAGAGAGAAGAGGACAAGAAACATTAAAACACATTAAAAAATTAAACAGGAAGAAGAAGAAAAATGTTCAAGCATAATCCAGTCTACAAAGAAAAATATTCCTGGCCGGAGGAACGGTTGCTTTCGCCTTCGCGCATTCTTGACAGGACAAGTGACAAGTCCTTTCTGGAGAAATGGAGAAAGAAAATTGGGGACAAAGAGGCAGACCGCATCGTTGCGCATTCCATTGCTGTTGGTAAAAGTATGCATACATATTTGGAGGGAAAAATAAAAAATGAAAAAGGGGATATATTATATGACTTCAATCCCAATAAAAAACTGGCAACAAAACTTGCCAAACTGATTATTAAACAAGGACTAAAAGATAAATTGCAAGAAGTATGGGGTG